TTGTTCGTGGTTTCAACGGTAAGCTTTCCCATCGAAAACCCGATATTATCATCAATCATCCTTTGTATGGCTCCGGTGATGTGGGCATCTTGATGGTTTCAAGATTGTGTTTCTGAACCATCGTTGAGAGTTGAGATCTTGGGCAAAGTATCCAATCGCCTTCGGGACTAGCCATGGCGACAAGCGGGTCGGCAAGTCTGTGATAGCCATACAGGCGCTCAGTAACTGGCACGTTTGAATCGAGCAACGTCGATCTAGGAGATACGCCAATCTTAATTTTAGCGTCAATGCACTTGGAAATCCAAAACTCTAGGCAAGCTCTGCCAGCCTCGGCAAAGTGAATATTCTCTTTATAGCTAAAGTCCATGCCAAAAAGATCCATCTCGGCAACTTCTGCCCACAAACCAAAGGCTATGCTGTACGCCGCAGTGGTATTTAAATAGGCGCATTTGCCTTCGGTACACACTTCGGCAAGTGGATACTCAACAATCGCTGGCACGCGGTCGTCTTTCTCGCATGAATAAATAGGTTTTGTTACGTTTGGTAACAGTCTTCGCATGACTTCGGTTTGGTTGCCAGCATCTTCCGTGTCAAGATAACGGCTTGCTGGATCCATCATAAATACTCTGTCGTAGTCGTAAGCGGCTACCGCAGAGTTGATTACCCAGACCTCATCCCATTGTTTAGAGTTTTCCAGACCGATTATAAAATCGATCTGAGAGGCGCCAAGCCCGATTATTGCTATTTTCTTACCTTTGAGTTCTTTTGGTTTCTTCATCAAGTAACGCCCGTGCGAAGTAGATCATATCGATATTCATCTCGGCTCGCCCTGCCTTCGCTAGAGTTCTTCATTCTAGCTACCGCTTGGTTGAACCGAGTCTCGATGGAAGCTACGACGTCGGGGGTTTCTTTTAGGAATATAGCGGCCTCTGCTAAGGTGCCGTACAACAGCGCATCCGAATACTCTGTGGATAACAGCGTACTGGTTGAGTCGTCATTACCCAGCGTGATGCTGTTGGGTTTGTACAGATAGTGCAACTCTACGTCGTACTGTGCGCTCGGTACTGGCGCCAATGCAAAAGACGCCTGATCAAATAGACTGTAATACTTCGGGCGCCCTGTCACAGTAGTATCTGGACTATATTCTTTTAAAAAGCTTGGGTGCTTATAAATCAAATAATGATACTTATTTGAATCAATTACAGCCAGAGAAAAGGGCGCGTAAAAATCTGTTGGCGTTGCCAAAAACCTATTGTTTTGCGACAACAAACCAGCGACGTTTTTTCTCTGCTCTGGAAGCTGAACCAACGAAAATATTCTGTCCTCGCTCTCTCTAATAAACTCATCGAGATTGTCGTTGAACGTCGTCTCGTCAACTTGCATATAATTCTGCACAGCAGTTTTCAGTGTTCCAAGCGTGAAACTCATGTTATCGTAACTCCCACTGTGCCAACATTAGCACTCATTGCAAAAGTTTGCAACTTTGTGCCTAACATTCCATCTTTGTAATTTGTGTATACTAAAAAGTTTGCGTAAAAATCGTTGCCGTTCGACGATGGGTCTGGTCTTGGGTCTTTGAGCGCCTGCGGATCTACCGCCGTAGGCTTGGGCATTAACTGCGGCTCTTTGGGCGACCATTGATCTGGCCCAACCAACAAGCCATCCCAAGTCTTTCGCATATCTCTCAGGCGATAGCGAAATCCAGTGATATCGCAAATCCCGTATGCCAGCCTGTCGGATGCGTAAGCCATTAGCTAAGATTATAGCCGCGCAAGTCTGGGGCTACTCTGAAAGATACTCTATCTTGATCTTGAGACAAAGCACGCTCAAACTCTTCTTCGTAAAGTTGCTTGAGCATAGATACTTTTTCTGGCGCACGCTTTAAGGCAATATAGTAAGCCAACCCAGCGGCAAGGCACGGATAAAAGCGAAAAGGCATTTGCAGGGTATTGGCGCCAACATCGGCATCATCCATTCTTGTCAGGGCATTAATGTATAGAGAGTAGCTGGTTGAGCTTGGTACAGGCCACACCGTGATTGTGGGGGTAATTTGCTTGTCCACAAAATACTGGTTTGGCTTACCAGTCGTGCTCTTGGTCGAAAGATTTCCATACTCGGATCGGCTCATGCGAGTCATTGGTACGTCAGTCACCTGAGATCCAATTGTCTCGCGCACAAAAACATCCAAAACGTCAATCGTCGCGGTGGGGTTGGCGGCATCTATCGTATAAACAGCCGTGCCCTCTACCATCGGCAAAACTTTTTGACTGATCGTCCATTGGTTTAAACCGCGATTCGCCCACTCTGACAGCATAAGGTTCAAGCTTCGATTGGCCGATTTTAAGTCGTAACCAGTTCGTAGCTCCAAGCCACAGCGCTCGAATGCTTCTTCGACGTAATCAGCAACGTCTAACTCAAATGTTTTGGTTCCGCTTACAGCCATTATGGTCGCCGTAAATTATTTTTACCAATATTGGGCATACCGCCGCCCTTCATTCCAACAGGCTTCATTTTGCCGCCGCCCATCTTGTTTTGAGTCCTGCCGAACAAACCGCAGTTCATGTTTGATGGTGGACGCATTTTTTTGTTGGCGGCGCCGCCCATGTTCATACCCATAGCTTTCTTTGCCGCCTTCTTTCCAGCGGTTGTGTATGGAAACTTTTTACCGTCTACGTTTGGCATTATCGTCCTCCTCGGAACATTGGGTTTCTGCCCATCATCATTGGTCTTGGAGCGCCAGTCTTTACGGTGCTACCGCCGCCGCTGATTGTTCTTGGGCCATCCATTTTAACTGGGTTTACAGCGTTCTGCGCTTGCATGGCTTTAATTCTAGCCATTAGTGCTTCTCTATCAAAAGCCCTGCCCATAAAAGAATTGTTGGGAATTTGCGCCATCAAAGATTCCAGTGTCGTCGCAGGTGCCGCCTCTGGCGCCACTGCCTGTGTTGGGATGTTGAAGTTGCCTCCAAAGCCACCGAAATTCATGTTGCCCAGTCGCTCTCGCAAAGCCGCCAGTTCTTCTGGGCTCATCGTCATCGCAGGATTTGCGGCAGGGGCCGCTTGATTAGCCGCTACCTTTGCCTGCATTTCATCAATGCGGGCCTGCATATCTGGGGTTAGCAAGAAGGAGCCGCCGCCCGGTAAGGATATGCTTGTGCCTGCGGGATCTGACGCCACGGGATTTGCCGCCACGGGATTTACCGCAGGACTATTTCCCAAATTTGGATCCATTACGTACATATCTTGCTCAACCGGAAGTCCTTCGGGCAAAACTTGATCTATGGTTCCGCTGGGCGGAGGCTCAACTTGATCTATGGTTCCGCTGGGCGGAGGCTCATCATATATCACATTTTCCGTATTCGGGAAACCAAAGCTGAATGGGTCAAGATCAACTCCCTGACCTGACATCCCAGAATCACCAGCCCCATCTACAGTTTGTGGTACAAAACCATAACCGCGTTCACTAGCGGGAGTGTTTAAAAGATACTGAAAATCAGCAAAAGGAACCGGCCCTGCTTCGGCTTGAGGTGGAGCTATCTGATCATAAAGAGGGCTATTTCCGCCGCCTTGTAACGCCGCCAGCAAATCCGAAATCCCACCCGCTTGTGCTCGGGGCTGTTGCATAAGGGGCGGTGGAGGTGGCATTCGCCCGCCGCCGAATATAGGTGGCAACTGAGGAAATGGATCTGGCCTAGGCATTGGCATCGGCGTTCTCATTGACATTGGCATCTGCGTTGTCGTTTCAAGAAACGGCCCTTGGCCTGTCATATTGTCGCGATCCATTGGAGGAAAACGGGGAACAGGCGCCTGATTTGGGCGCTGTGTTTTAGATGTGAAGAGCGGTGTTGCATTTCTAAAAAAAGCCATAATTAATTACCAATTTTTGCAAGACCAATAGCTTGGGGCAAATACATCTTTCTTCTTCTGCACCGAGTCGCAATTGTGCCTAGCCCGAAAGGACTTACGCCTTTCTGGTTGATTAACTTTTATTTTCATGTTCGGGTCGCCATATCTAACCAACTTGATTTGGTCGCCCTTTTTTGCCAAAACTTTAAACTTTTTCTTTCCACCAGAAGTTCTTACCTGCTTATTGTAAGCAGGAAAAGACTCACCCCTATAGGTGAGCCTTCCCGATTTGCTTCTTGTGACGTCTTTCGTCGTAGCCATTTTAGGCGTGGAAGACGGTCATGTTGGCGAAGTCAGCTACATCATAGAGCAAGAATATTCCGTCCGTGAACAAAATACCCTCGTCAGGAATAGTCACATCCCTGCTCACAGTAGCAGAAGCAACCGTTCCCAATTTTAATTGAGACGCGCCTGTACTGCCTGTGGTGACAAAATTTAAAATGCCAGCGCTTGTACTGCACACAATAAACGTGCCTTGCAATCGAGCTCTTCCGCCATAAATGTTAACAGCCACCGCATCGGACATTCCGAGGCTTACATTTTGTGCTGGCTGAGCGCTAACAACCGCCCCACTTATAGTTTTAAAGTACAAAGAACCAACAACTGTGGCCGCGCTTCCGAGCATCGTAAGCTCTTCAGACTGAGCCGCACCGTTAATGTCTGTACCCGTGATGGTTGCTTTCTTGCCAGCGTCGTTCGTACTTGTCGTCGTAACCGAAACTTTACGGGCACTAGCAAAAACTACCGCACCACCATCGGCGTCAGTGCCGTTAATAGTGAAGGCGCTCGTTGGACGTTGGTTGGCGGCAATCGATGCAACGTCAGCCGCATTTGTATCCGCCTCTACGAAAATCGCAGAAGCGTCAGAGCCAGTAAATCTTGAGCCCATGTCGCTTCTCCTTGGTTATCGTTCGATTGAGGCGATCACATAATCCAATGTCATGCTCTTAGCCGCCGCCGCACCATTCTGAATGCCAAACGAAACGGTTAAATCTTCGTCGTCTGTAACATTTGTCAGCGTAGCTTGAGAAGCAACGTGTACATCATCAACAAAGATCTTGAACGCACCCGCTCCGTCTTGACCGCCGTTTGGATCGTAGTGGAAAGCAACAGTGATAAAAGTATCGTCTACCATTACATGAATGTCTTCGTTTGCCGTAACCGCGTTATTCTTTTCGATGTTGAAATCAAGACCAGTGCCGCCGTCAACTTTGATGAAATAAAGGCCATCGGTAGTATCAAGAGGTGTAGTGTCGGTGATTCCAAGACCCATCACGAAGTCTGACTGGGTAGCGTCACTGACTTTAAACCGAGCTTTGAAGAAAAGATTCTTGTTGGCAACATATCGGAAACCTTCGCCCTTCAACTGCAAGAAGTCGAGATCGTCGTCGCCCGCGTCATTGAGGATCTGCAAAAGACCGCCAGAGCCAGATACTAAGCCCTCGGTAGCATCTCCGCCGCCAGCTTCGGTAGTTGTGATCGTCCAGTCAGCCGCAGTGTAAGTAAAGAAGTCGTTCGCGTAAGTCGCGTACTTGAAAGGATCCAAGTAAGGGTAATCATACAGTGGGTCGCCAACTTGTTGATTGGACACGCCGTTTTTAAAGTGTGTAGGCATAACAGTTTCTCCTAGAAAACCAGCGCGTAATTGCGCCATTAGCTACAGTGAGTCCCAAGTATACCGCACAGTTTTTAACAAAAATAGTTTATTTTATTTGTACAAACACTTGCACAACGACACGATATGTGAGACTATAGCAATGTAGTTAATCAACGGCAGAAAGGAGAAAGAAAAATGAATGAAGTTAAGGTATATCACAGTGCAATGTTTGGCCGTCCAGATAGTGGCTTTTCTCTGGTGGCAAAAGTAGCGGTTCCTGAAGACAAAGATCCAATGGATTGCCTTGAGTATGCCTTTCGTTGGACTAACAACGTCAACGGATCTTGGTCAAAAGAAGAGGTGATATCTTACATGAATGAATACGGTGACTCTGTGACAGAGGCCAACGGGGATTACAACAAAGATGTTACTTCATTGGCCATCCTAGAAGATGGGCTTGGCGCCAGATCAACTTCAGTTGAAGATCGAATGATTTTAAACGGTGTTGTTTACAAAGTGGCTGGTTGCGGATTTGAGGAGCTTGATCTAACGCCAGCAGAAATTAATGTTGACCTCTTTAACCGAAAATAGGAGAACGTAAGATGATTGATAAAAAAACTGAAACCGTAATTGCTAAAGCAAAAGCATTTTGCGAAGCAAATTATGAAAATGGATTTGACGAGTTTGTCGAGTGTTATAGCGACGCTGATTGGCTTGAAGAAGCAAAGTATGAAGATTATGACGAAAAAGTCATTAGCGGTGAAGTGAAGGAAGGAGACACTATGACTTGGCGTGACCTAAAAGCCAAAATCAAGTGGGTCAAGACAATACGCGCTGATTATGCCGCAGAGTGCAGGGCTTCTTGGGATTGATAAT